TAAAAACACTAAAAAACATATTTTCTATAGCTTTTTTCATTACATAGCTGTGAAGCTCGTTAAAGTCATCACCATCTAGTGGTTGATCACCTAGTTGCCAATCAACAGTGTCATACATTATTTCCATACAGTGATCTGCAACGCCTTGCGCTATAAGATCTATTTCTGACATTTTACTCATATTATTTAAATTTAGCCGCGACTTCACGTATTTCTTCTTTGTCTTCTTGATCTAACCCAGGTGTCTGAGTAGCATACATACGAAGTACATAGTGTACAAAAGTGCAGTCGCTTTCTGTTAGTTTAATTGTTCGCATAGTTTTTTAGATAAAATTTTAGTATATAGTTTAGTCTTACAATTGGTGAATATATAAGCGCACGCGCGTGATTTACGCCGTTTGATACATATAGATCACCATTGTCTCTCTGCCATACACATTGATAATTCTGCATATAAACAGGATTTATTTGATACGCTCTGCATGCGCCGTTTTGCTTGCGTACATAACCTGATTTGAATGATGCAATACGTAGTCTAGATAAATCTTTTATACTATAGTTTTTACTTTTATACCATTTAAGTCTTTTTTTAGTATAAGCAGGCACAGGAAACTCAAACTCACGAGTACCATTTTTAGCTTGCCGCTGTGTTGTTACTTCTCTAATTCCATAGTCCATAAGCATACGCCTTACAAACTGCTCTTCGAGCATAAGCTGTTCTTTTTGATAATTTGTCATAGTATTATTTTAATATTCATAAATTTCTCCATCAGAGTGGGCCATCCACTCGATATTATTTAGTTTAAATCCTCTGTCTATGATTACTTCTTCGTAACCTTCATGACTCATACCTTCTAATACTTCAATACGAGCCACTGTACCGTCATTGTAATCCAATATTGTTATATACATTTCTTAATAATATTTAATTGTTGTACATCAAATTTCTTGTGTGTTTCTCGCCACATACGATTGTGCGTGAACTTTCTAGCTTTTGAAAACGTAGATTTCTGTCGCACCGTCATGCGATTATACTCAGATTGAGTAAGTCCACTGCACATACCGTCGTGGGCGTGCTTGCGTCTATGCTCCGCAGCACGTAATTTTTTCTGTTGTAAAGAGTAGTTGCATAGCTCTTTCATAGTCATTACGCCCATGGATTATCTGATTTTAGAACGTAAGTTAGACCTTTGTAGTTGAACCACTCTTTGATGCCGTCTTTGTCTTCGTCTTCGTTGTAGATGAAAGCAAATTTAGCTGGCAAGTTGCCGACTGTATAGCCTTTGTAGTCTTGAGTGCCGATACGAGCAAAGTGGTGATTGTCTTTTTTGAAGAATTTAATTGATTGCATAGATATAATTTTAAATGTTACGTATATATTATCCAAAGGATATATTATTTTATTTGTAAAACGCTTGTTGCCATTGTGGTATTTCAGCGTTTAAGCGATCGTAGTGCTCTTGTTCTATCATTCTGATTTGAACTTGCAAGAGTTTATGGTGTGAAAATTTACGTTTTTTCTTAGTTTTCATAACCTTCTACGATTTGCTCTACATCAATTGCTGTGAAGTAACCTTCGCCGAACTGATTAGAAATGTTAGCTCTTTCTCTTATTTCTTTGTATTGAGCGATTCTACCTAGTTGATACATGCACGCTCCTACCATTATAGTAAATAGTGTATTTCGTATTATCTTTTTCATTTTAATAAGTATTTAATTACTGTTTGCCAATTAGGGTGTTTATCTGTAGCGAACTGTATTAGCTCACCTTCAAATTCACTTGCACCGTTCTTAGTTCTATCGTCGATGAGTATATCACCGCGCAGTAAATTCTTGTGATTGCAAAGAATCAAGCGTTTGTAAGCGTTCTTACCTAAGTATTTACTAACCCACAAGCGTTTCTGTGTCCAAGAATTTGGTATATTCCACGGAGCAGTCGATAGAATATAGACATCGTACTTGTCTGATTCGCATAGTTTGGTGAATGCTTCAACAGCACCTGCCATTGGAGGTGGGTCTTTGAAGACATTCTGATGCCAACCTTGCTTGTCTAAGTTATATTGCAAGTCGACGAGTACGCCGTCCATATCTATATAAAGAGTTTTAGTAATAGTCATAATAGATATTTATACATTTTTCTCTTTGTTCTTGATTCAATTTAGTTGGGTGAATATCTGGATATAGCTTCATTGCTATTTTCCATACTTTGTGCCATTCAATTTGCATAGTATTTAGTTTTAATAGTTAATAATTTATTTTAATCGCCTGTATAATTATCATGAGTGGACTTACTTGCGTAATACGCTGCAGCGCCTGCATTAGACAGTTTACGCTTGTATTCGTATTGTACTCTATTATCTAATAACTCATCGATTTTACTTTGCATTTCTGCTTCAGTGTTTGCAGGAAATGACATAATGTGATAAGGATAGAAGTTAAAGTACTTGCAAGTGTATGCGCTACATTGTTTGCCATCATAGCTTGTCCACTCGTGATATTCATAAGGTATATTTTTATATTGCATAGTTTTGTTTATTATATTATCCAAAGTGTATTGTAATTTGTTTGTAATTACCATTTAGTTTCTGATGGAGCGGAACCCACTTCAATGAAATCAGATATTTTAAAGTTGATAATTTTTAGTATTAATTTGTGAGTAAATCTTCTCATATAAGTATTATTTATAGGTGTGATATTATTTATTAGTTATTTTTATTGTAGAGGTATAGCGCGAACTCTCTTTCTACACAACTCTTTCTCTCATTTTAAAAAAAGTATGACATTAGCCTATTAAGATAACCTAAGTAACAGGCTATTGTCATAGTTTTAATTAGTGACAAGTGCCACCACCTCATGTATTTACCCTGCCCAGTTCGGCCTGTTGCCTGCCAGGTTCGGACAGTCACCCGTTGAGGTAGTAATACTATATGACTTCTTTGTCACGTAGTATTACTGGTTTTACCATTTTTGAAAGTTACTTCAATGATTTGATTTTTTCCGATTAGTGATTTGCGTACAACAAATCTTTTTGATTTTAAATTTTGCATAGTAATTATTATTAAGTTATTTATTATTTATTTAGTTTACATTTATATTATCCAATTACAATTTTATTTTGTTTGTAATTTATTAAATATAGTATTGAACATAGTAGACAGATTTGTTATCATCATCATGTCTTGATTCGCAGTAGTAATCTAGATTTTCATCAGACACGCCTAAGTCAGTTAGTTCATCTAATTTAATATTTAATTTGTCAAATCCAGTTACATAAGTTTCAATATATTTCATAGTATTAATTATTTATTTATTATTATTATTATTTAGTGTTTATTATTTATTATATTATCCAATTATATAACTATTTTGTTTGTAAAGTTATTTTAAAAGTGCTATAAAAATGTAAATGCATTGTAAATATTTCAGAAAAAATGCTAAAAGTTTATGAAAAATGTATAAAAATGATGCCGGGGGCTGTTTTTTTATGTTGATTTTGTTAAAATTTTGTGTTATGTATAGGGAGTGGCAACCCCAAATCCCTCAATTAGTAACATTTTTTAATTTTAAGTGTGACATAAGCCTTATAAGTTATATAAGTAAGGGGCTATTGTCACTATTTGTAAGTTTTCGCTGTTATATGTGAGTATATAGAACTATAGAACACTACATATATGGAGACACAAGCACATATGGGGCGTAATAGCCTAGTTGATCGCCTTGCGGCACAGGTTCGCAGTAAGAGTTTTGCTATAGCTTTACTTAAAAAACGTGGTGATCTAACACCTTCTGGCGAATTAACAGCGAAAGGACAAAAGCGTAACGCAATGACTGCGGAAGAACGCGCAATTGACAGAGCATCGAAAGAATCCGGTCGTCCAGCTAGTGACTATACATATAATCCATCTACTAACAGAGCAACATTAACATAAAGACATGGCAATAATCAATACATATCCTACAGCTACGCCAAAAGGAGCAGATTTAATAATAGGTACACAAGTAAAAGATGAAGAAACTGTATTTGAAAACTCAACAAAAACCTTTTCTGTTGATTCTTTAGGTACATACATAGTAACATCGACTAGTGGTATCACTGGATCAGGTACAGCTAATACAGTACCTATATTTACAACAGATGGTACAACTATAGGTGATTCAGATATAGTGAAAAATATAGACGGTGTTTATACGTCTTACGATGTTGGAGCTAGCTTGCCATTGAGATCAAGATTAAAGGTTTATGATAATGATCTAAACGCATATTCGTCTTTGACAGGTCATGAATTAAGTTTTAGTAGACCAACTATAAGCTATATAAATCCAGTGGCAAATTTAACGCAATCACTAAGAATAGGGGCGGCGTCTGGAAATGTGGCTGTTTGGAACGGAGTTGATGTATGCGCTGATAACTATTTTAGAGTATATGATCCTAACGCAGTGCAAGTGTTGTATGTTAACACGGCCGACCAACAAGTTAATATAGGGTCTTCATACCCTCCATTTGATTCAAAGCTAAATGTTGAAGGTGATGCTGAGATTATTGGTAGCGCTAATGGTGTTATATTAGAATCACCAGATGGAACTAGATATAGAATAACTGTACAAAACGGAGGCACACTATCTGTTAGTGCTGTTTAAAAAAAAAATAAAAAAATGATTAATTATACTTGGAATTGCAAAACAGTAGACGTTAGACCTTTAGAACAAGGTAAAACGGATGTAATTTATAATGTACATTGGATACTAAAAGGTTTATCAAATGGATTTGAATCCGCTGAAGTAGGATCTCAAACTTTGACTTTAGATACAGAACAACCATTTATACCTATCGAAGATGTAACAAACGAAATAGCTACAAATTGGGTTATTTCTGCTTTAGGCGAAAATAGAGTAAATGAACTTAAAGAAATTATTAGATTAAATATTGATAAGCAAGAAAATCCAACCTCTATTACGGTAAAACTATCAAATTGATAACATGGCAAGAATAAGCTCGTATCCTAAGGATACCACAATACAGGATAACGACGCTTGGGTAGGGACAGCAAGTCCACACAGGCAGACAAAGAACTTCCTTGCTATAGATGTCGCTAAGTATTTAAACACAAAAGGTAAAATATCAGTATCAGCTCAAATGGTTTATAAGTTTGAAGCTGATGCCAGTGAAGCTGGAAGCGGTATGTTTTATGGTGTAGCCGACGGAACTGCATTTTCAGCAATTACATCGTTAAACGTACATTCGGTTGACGCTGGTGGCCAAAACGTGGTTGACTTTGTTAATTACTTAGTAAATTCAGATATACTTATATCAGAACAGAATAACATTGGAGAGTTTGGCCACTATAAGATAACCGCATATACCGACAACGGAGATGGGTTTTACACTCTTGCATTGTCGTATATCGGCGGCGACGGAATTTTAGTTGATCAAGCTTATTACGATGTAGCTAACTTCGTACTAGCCTCCGTAGATCAAGCAGATAAACATTTCACGTTTAATCAAGCAACTCCAGCTAATCCTTGGAACGTACAGCATAATTTGAATAAATTTCCATCAGTAACCGTAGCTTTACCTTCTGGTCAAGTCGGTCAAGCTGATGTAACATATATAGACGAAAACAATTTAACAATAACATTTGCCGGAGCAGAATCTGGTAAAGCATACATGAACTAATTATGGCAATACCATTTTTAAATAACATTAATCTTGACGATAATCAGTTATTAAATGCAAAACTGCATGTAACGTCATCAGCTCCTACAGCAGCCGCAGGTCAAATATACTTTGACAGCACCACAAATGTGACTACTGCTAAATACTACGATGGAGCTGCTTGGATAAGTCTGATACAACATACTTATAATAACGGTACATTTATAAATCTAACTGAAGCTGGTACAGATGCTACTAGAACCTTAACAGCTGATTTATCTGCTACAGGAACTCCAGATGCTACTGTATATTTACGAGGTGATAATACTTGGTCTCCAATTAGCGCAATACCTGGAACTTATACGTTTGATGTTTCAGCAGATACTGGTGGTAGCGGAACTGTAAACAGCGGTGATACTCTAGATATAGGGGGTGGAACATATATAACAACAGATCTTTCAGCTGGTCCGAGTATAGAGATACACCACGACGCTACATCTAGAACAGATACAACTTCTACTGATTCCCCTGCTTTTGGTGAAACTTTTACAGCTGTTCAAAGCGTAACTACAAACTCAACTGGTCACGTTACTGCTATTGACGTCTCTACAGTAACGCTACCTACGCCAGCTGCATCTGACAACTATCAGTACTGGACATTATCAGATGGAACAAACTCAACAAACATAGGCTCAACAGATACGGCTACTTTTCAAGGTACAGCTAATGAAGTCGAAGTTGCTGAATCTTCAGGTACCGTTACAATTGGTTTACCAGACGACGTTACAATAGGTGGTGATCTTACAGTTACTGGAGATTTAGATATGACTAGTGGCCAAATAAATAACTTGGCTAATGGTACACAAAGTAATGATGCTGTAAACTTAGGTCAAGTTCAAGGATTAATAGCTGGCACTGGACAGTTTCAAGGTGGTTACGATGCCACAAATGACCCTGGCTCTCCTGCTATTAGCGGCTCTTCTAATATTGCTTTAGATACCGGTGACTTTTATGTAGTTACCGTTGATGGAGATATTACATTTAGTGACCAAACTATTTCAGTAGAAGTAGGTGATTTAATATTTGCTAACACGGACATCACCGCAAATTCAAACCCAGCGTCAACAAGTTATACTTTCGTGATACAAGATCAAAATATAGCAGGCGAAGGAGCAACAGATGCGGCAACAGAAAAAGGTGTGGCTGGCTTTAACTCAGCACATTTTAGCGTTACATCAAATGGTTTTGTTTCTGCTGATATATACGGTGGTGGTTCTACATTGGGTATTGTCCCAAGCGGCGGTTCTGCTACAACGTTCTTACGTGGTGATGGTACTTGGGTTACTCCAACTAACACCACACCAAATGACGCTACAATAACACTAAGCGCTGGCACAAACTTAACTGGCGGTGGTGATTTTACAACAGATCAATCAACCAACGAAACAATAACATTTAACTTAGCAACTGCAAATGCTTCGACTATTGGGGCTGGTAACGTAGCTGCTGATACTGGATTAGATGTTACATATTCAAGTGGAACAGGTACAGTAGGTCTAGACTTCAACAGTTTACCCGTAGCAGATGGTGATCATTTTATAATGTTAAAATCTGGATCAAATGAAGCTGTTAGACAAACTACAGCAAACGCGGCCAGTATTATTCAAGGATCTACTACATATGCTACAACAATAACAGATACAGCAACTATAACACACGGTTTAGGCACTAAAGATGTTATTATACAGCTTTACGACGTAACAACCGACGAAACAGTATATGCGGATGTAGATCGTGCTTCAACAACAACCGCAACAATTACATTTGCTTCTACTCCAACTAACTCGATTAGAGTATTAGTACAAAAAATAGGATAAAATAAAATATAATTTATGGCTAATCGTTTTTTAAACAACATAACGATTAATGACGAGTACACGCTGCCTAGCGCAGATGGTACCGCAGATCAGATAATAACAACAGACGGAGCAGGTCAACTTAGCTTTGTGGATCAAAGCACTTTAGCTTCTGGTTCAGCAGAAGTTGTAGAAGTTCCTGTAAAAAACGTACAAGGGTCCGGTTTAACTAAAGGTGATCCTGTTTATATATCAGGCTCAGTTGGCGCTTCAGGCATATTAGAAGTGCAACTAGCAGATGCTGGCAACTCCGCTAAAATGCCTGCTGTTGGATTGTTAAAGCAAGATTTAGCTAATAACGGCGAAGGTTTTGTTGTAATTACAGGTAAGTTAAGAAACTTAGCTACATCGCCAATTGATGGCGTTACTCCTTCTGAAAACGATGTTATATATGTTAAATCGGGTGGTTCTACTGGAGCCGCATTAACGACTACCAAGCCTACAGGTTCTTCAAACTTAATCCAAAACATGGGTAAAGTAGGGCGTGTAAGCACGTCATCAGATGGTACTTTTGTAGTATCTTCTATTTTAAGATCAAATGACGTACCTAACCTTACAACTGGTAAAATATGGGTTGGGTCAAATACAAATACTACAGAATCTACAGTTGTGCACCTAGATGAGTCTAATAGCCGTATGGGTATTGGAACAAGTAGCCCTAAGGCAACACTGCATTTAATAAAAGGAGGTATAAGCCAAGGTTACACCGCACCAGATTCTGAAGTAATTAGAGTTCAAAGCAAGGCTACGTCAGATCTTTCAGGAACACCTGCTGCATCTGATATTAATATTTTCACAACCAACACCGGCTATGGAAGACTACTATTTACAAGTGACGCTTCTGGTAAATATTCGGAGAACGGCATTGTATTTAATTGGAATACACCTAGTCTAAGTTTAAGAACAAAAGACAACGATACTTTAATATGTGATCTTAACGCAAGTGTATATTGTGGAGCAAACCATACATTAACTTCTAATAATTTTACTTTTGCTGCTGGTGACGGCAATAACCCTTCTGGAGAAAGATCTTTTGCCGCAGGGCATTTAACCGAAGCCACAGGTGATATTTCCGCGGCTTTTGGATATGATACCTTAGCTAGTGGAGCTGCTTCTTTTTCAACTGGTGCTTTAACAACTGCTTCTGGAGGTAATTCTTTTGCCGCCGGTGGAGGCACTACAGCTAGTGGGGGTGAATCAGCTGCATTTGGATTTGAAACAACAGCGTCAGGCGAAGAGAGTTTTGCTATAGGAAACCAAACAACAGCTTCAGGTGCTTCGAGTTTTGCGGGCGGTGGGCCTACTACTTTAGCTTCTGGAGATAACGCTTTCGCGTTTGGAGCTGATGTTGATGTTATAGGCTCTCACAGCGCGGGGTTTGGGAGGTTGCATGATATTGACGGAAATGAAAACTTAGTTGGCGGTGTAAGTAATGTTGTTGATGGGGACGCTAATTTAGTGGGTGGCGCCAATAATGATCTTAGCACTAAAGACAACAACTTAGTAGCTGGTGGTTCTAACGCGATCACTTCTGCTGCTGGCGACTACAATACCATGATTGGTTTTAGTAATGAAATTGGTTTTGGTAGTTATAATTTAAGCGGTGGTCAAGATACTTTTAATTTTGGAAGTAGAAGTATTTCATTTGGATCAGGTACAACGGCTAGTAAAGGCAGCCAACAGTTCGCGTTTGGAGAAGGAACTACTACACCTACAAGTGGATCAGCTGCGTATGGTAGTAATCAATTTGTTGTAGGTAAATTTAATATCTACAGCACAGGAGGTAGAGTTCACTTATTTGCCGTAGGCAATGGTACAGGCCCATCCTCTCTAACAAATGCTTTTAATGTAGATACTTTAGGAAGAGTAGGAGTTAATCAATATTTGCCAACTTACACTTTTGACGTAACAGGTACTGGTAGATTTACAAGCACGTTGTATTGTCAAGCTTTAGTACAAACATCTCAAGGTGATAAAAAGAAAGACGTTGCTAATATTGATAAGAATAAAGCAGCAACAATACAATTCAAAGAATATAAATACAAAGAAGGCGACACTGAAAGAGTTAGATATGGTGTTATAGCGGAAGACATAGAAGAGTATTATCCAGAGCTTGTTCATACGGGCGATGATGGTGTAAAAGGTGTTAGTTACACAGATTTATTAATTAAACGTGTGGCTGAGCTAGAAAAAGAGCTTGAAGATATATCCTTAACACCTGGTCCAAAAGGTAGTACAGGCGCGACTGGACCGCAAGGGCCAACCGGAGCTACAGGGCCTCAAGGTCCAAAAGGTGATACAGGTGCAACTGGAGCAACTGGAGCAACTGGAGCTACAGGTCCACAAGGGCCGGCGGGTAGCGATGGCAAAAACGGAAGCGATGCTACAATACCAGTGCTAGGCTGCAAAGATAATGAAATTGGTACGTTTACTTCTATAAAAATATGCGATGGTTCTATTTATTTTAACTATGTAGACAGCAAAGGCGTTAAGCAAGAGCCTATAAAGTGTCAGATTGCAAAATAAGTAAAAAAAGCTTTTTACAAGTGATGATATAAAACATAACCGGCACGGGTAAAGTGCAAACCAATTAATAACATAAAACCAAAACCAATGACATTTTATTACTCGACTAATTCGTGGTCTAGTCAATCACAACCAGATGAAAACCGTTTAAAACTTTGGAGGCATATTGCTGATAAAGCTAATTGGAGAATAGTTCAATTACCAAACGGCTATTACCAAACAGAATACCAAGATCTTCGAGATGAAGAAACCTGGAAGGATGTTACGCGGCGAGAAACATTAGAAGCCGCCGAAACTTCAATAGATAAAACTATTGAACACTACAACAAAAAGCTTGAATTTGTAAACGGGCCAAAAGTAGTAAAGACCTTTAAATAAAACCAATATTAAAATTAAATTAAATTAAATTATGTCAGACGCAATTGTCAAGAACTTGAACTTTGGTACAGAAGCCAGAGATCAAGTGTTTAAAGGAATAGAAAAACTCACTAAAGCTGTTAGCTCCACTTTGGGAGCTAGCGGCCGATGTGTAATGTTAGAAGATAATACTGGAAGACCCATTATTACGAAAGATGGTGTAACTGTAGCAGATTCAATAATCTTGCTGGATCCAGTAGAAAACATGGGTGCGACGCTTTTGAAAGAAGCTGCTCGCAAAACAGTTAAAGAAGCAGGTGATGGCACAACAACAGCAACAGTACTAGCTCACGCTATATTGAAAGAAGCTTACAAAGTTGCTGATAAAACAAACTCAAGAGAGTTAAAAGATGGTATTAATAAAGCTGTTAAAAACGTAGTTAAGCTTTTGCAGTTATCATCTGTAGATGTTAAAGGTAGTATGATAGATCAAATTGCTACAATATCTACAAACAATGATGCTAAGCTTGGCAAAGTTATAGCAGATGCTTTTAGAGCGGTTGATAACACGGGTGTAGTTATGATGGAAACAGCTTCAGATGGTAAAACATATGTTGAAGTTGTTGACGGTGTTCAATATGAAAAAGGACTTAAAAATTCACACTTTATAACTAACAAAGCTAATAAAACAGCTGAGTTAGATAAACCACTAGTGCTTTTGTTAGAATCACCAGTGGATACAATTAGACAAATACAGTCAGTGCTAGAGTATGTAATAAAAAACAACAAACCTTTGCTAATTATTGGCGACTTAGAACAAGGTGTTTTATCGGCTCTGGCAATGAATAAAATGAAAGGTGCTATTAAGGTCAATGTTATTGATGCTCCAACGTATGGTATCAATAAACAACAGATGCTTCAAGACCTTTCACTTTTAACTGGCGCTACTATCATAAACGAAGATCTTGGAGATGATATGGATATGATACAGCCAGAACACTTAGGAACTTGTATTAAAAGTGTTACTTCACATGAAGATACAGTTCTTCAAGTTGAACAACCTAGCGAAGAAATATTAAGTGTTATAAAAGAGTTAAAACAACAAGTATTAGAAGAAAAAAATCCTAACAAAGTTGTAAAGCTAGAAAAAAGATTAGCAATGCTATCAGCTAAAATAGCTATTGTAAAAGTAGGTGCTAACTCTGAAATAGAATTAAAAGAAAAAACAGATAGAGTTGAAGATGCTATCTGTGCTACTAAAGCTGCTATTAAAGAAGGGATTGTTCCTGGTGGTGGTATTGCTCTATTAAATGCCGCAACAAATTTAAAAGCTAAGTCTGTTGGCGAAACAGTTTTGCTTGAAGCTATTAAAGCTCCTTTTAAAACTATACTCGAAAACGCAGGTGTTGACAATTTTAAAGTGCCAAATAGAAAAGGACAAGGTTATAACGTGGTTACGGGAAAAATGGTAAATATGACAAAGTCAGGTATTATAGATCCTTTACTTGTCACCAAGAGCGCTCTTCAAAATGCAGCTTCCGTAGCAACAACGATTTTATCTACAGATTGTGTAATTAATAATTTAAGAATTAATGAAGGCAATAGGTAGAAACATAATAATAAAAAAAGCTAAAGAAGGTACCACCAAAACAAAAGGTGGTCTTCTTTTAGCAGAAACACACAGAGACGATATAAGATATGTAGAAGCTACAGTTGTTTCAGCTGGAGACGAAATACAAGCCTTAAAAAAAGGTAGCGTTATACTATATGATAGACACGCTGGTCATAAAATAGAGGTTGAAAAAGAATCATATCACGTTATTAAAGTTCAAGACGTTGTAGTTGTATTATGAGACGGTTAGAGGCAGATGATATAAAAGACCTCAACCTTATGAAACACTACAGGATTATAAGAAAATGGGCTTGCAGAAATAATGATCTAAACGATGCAGATCTTGAATTATTAATTTATTTAGACTGCATGGATATGTTTAGAAAAAAAGACTTTCAAGATGGAGCTTATTCATATAGTTGGGATAATCGTCGCTGGAATACATTACTAAAACAAGGTTGGATAGTTGTTTGGAGACATAGAAACAGAACAACACAGAAATACCATATATATAAAACATCTATTAAATGCAAGCAATTGATAAAAAGAATTTATCGCATGATGCTTGGAAAAGAAGATATACCAACTTCAAACGCTAATAGTATTATACGTGGTAATACTTATACCGATAAAGTTTTAACAAAAGCAATGTTTTAACAAAAGCAATATATAACGTCAATAAAGACAAATACAGATAATTATGGCAAAATGCAAAAGCTGCGGATCACCTCTTTGTTCAGGTTGCTCAGCCGCACACATGAAAGAAGATTCACCAGCAAAGCAAATTGGCTTTGGTATGGCTAACAACGCTATGGCTCAAGCTGCGCAGCAGATGGTTCAACCAATGACTAACGTAACACCAGCTGGATCTAGCGCTGTCAACCCATTTTCACCACAAGCTCAAGCTGTTGCTGGCGGAATTTTCGGTAATCAGCAAATGAAACAAAATGCAGTTGGAGCTCCATTTATGTACAAAGATGGTAGTCCACTAGAAGGCAACGCTTTTATTGCGGCTAAAATTGCTGCGGAAAAAGCAGGTAAAAGTTCATTCGAAGTAGGAGGTAAAACATTTCCAGTAAAATAATAAGAATATGAAAAACATAAAACAACTAAAAAAAGACTTAGCTGGTCAGATTGGTGAAAATGCTATATGGGACGGTCCATTAAGCAAAGAAGGTTTTCCAATGGGTAAAGGTTCTAGTTCAGGTAAAAATGGACTAGAAGTATCTAAAGCTCCATTTGAGTGTGGGCATGGAACACCAATTACTTCACGAGCTAAAGCATTTAAATAATATGAACACTCCATTTCATAACAGAATTAAAAAACAGCAACGACGCAATGAAAGACTAATGCGTAAAGCTGCTAGAATATCTGCTAGACAATCTGGAGAATCAATGGGTGGTATTGACTACGAACTACCTAAAGTGCAAAAGGTTTTAAGTAAAATAAACAAAGCCAAAACTATTTCTTACAATGACGTTGATCCTAGAATAGAAGAGCAAGGTAAAAGATATGATAGTGGTATAAATTATGGATCTCCTTTAAACTCTTATGCTTCAGGAAGCGGAGGTATGAAGTATGTTTCTATTTTACCTCATATCCAAAAACTTCAAAAGTCTTTTACTGATTTAGCTATAAATTCAGAAGAAAATAAATTTAACAAAGACTTATACAAAACAGATAAAGATTATACTCAAGAATCAGTTGAATCTAGAATTTTTGGTAAAAAGAAAAAATCTAAAAAACCAATAGATATACAAGATATAGATGTCTATGAGCACGATCCAGGTTTAGATGATAATATGATTATATAAATATGGCATTTAAAATAACTCCACCTTATTCAATGGATAACACTCCAATTTACAGCGTAAATATGGAAGATGGCGTTATGGGTAAAGCTAATAATAATGGATCTATAATCTTGAATAAAGACTTAGATCCAGAGCAATGTGAAAAAGTTATTGCTCACGAAAAAATACATCTCGAGCAAATGAAGCGTGGTGATTTAGATTACGACGATAAATACGTTTACTGGAAGGGTAAAAAATATTCAAGAGCACAAATGAAAGAAGGTGCTAAAAACCTGCCTTGGGAAGCTGAGGCTTATAGAAGAGCATAATGAAGTTTTCTAAAAAAGGATATTTAAGAAATAGCCCAGATGTTAACAAGCCTCAAAATATTATTAAGGGAGGTAGCATAACAATGAAAGGAGTTGATTTTAAAGTACATGGTGTTGATAATAACGGCTATGCTAAAATAATGACACCAGGTTATGATTACAATTTTCCTAATGCAAAATACGTAATAGAAACACCAATTAAAAATATAAATATGAGTTCACCATTTCAAAAAAAATTTAGTGCTAAATCGCCACTAAATCCTTCTCCATTTAGACAGGAAATAGATCCTACTAAACTTAAGTACACGACAACAGAAACAGGCAAAACTTTATCTGGAGAAATTATACCAACACAGGGAACTGCAACGTATACTATTCCAGCTACTAGAGAAGTAGAACAAATTGCTTCACCTGAAGATTATACAAGAAGCTTTAGACCAGAATTTGAAAAAGCTCAACAAGAAGGATTTACTGGTACATTACCTGAGTATATAAAAGAAAAAGAATCTAGATTAGGTTACAAACCTCAAGTGGTTGATGTAACTAGACAGAGAGCGATACAAACTGAAGAAACACAAACTCCAGCTACTCCGCCAGAAAGAACTTGGAAAAATCCATTTTCAGGACATAACTATGATAGATACGATTTAGAAAGAAACCAAAGGTTAAAAGCTGCAAAACAAGCTGGAGAAAGATTAACAGCTAAGCAAATAATAGATTTAGCTAAAGACGTTTATGGTGGTTTTAGTCACCCATATATGGCTGGTTGGTTACAAAAAAATAAATTAAAATTAAGCAAAAGTAAGCCTAAGCAAAAAACTTCAACACCTCCATCTTCTAGCGTTTCTGAAAATATTACAGACTACACATATACAGTAAACCCAAGATCAGGTAATTAAATGAAGAAAATTTGGCAATGGTTGACAGGTAGTGTTATCAAAGAAGTTGGTGACGTTATCGATAAACTTACAACTACCAAAGAAGAAAAGTTAGAGGCGCAACGTCTTATAACTGAAATTCTTGAGAAAGCTGATAAAGAAGCGCAAGAGCAAGTTACAGCGAGATGGCAAGCAGATATGAAGTCTGATTCATTCTTGTCTAAAAACATTCGTCCACTAGTACTTATATACTTAACCGTTATATTTACTGTGTGTGCTTTTTTTGATGGTAACATAGGTGAGTTTCATATAGCTGAAGAATACATACCAATATTTCAAACGCTACTTGTAACAGTGTATGGTGCTTACTTTGTTGGTAGAACATGGGAAAAAGCTAAAAGTATAAGTAATAATAAATAAATAAGTTAAATAAATTAAATTAAATCAAATGGCAAAAATTAAAAAAGAGCAACTTGACGAAATTGTTGAATTGCAAACTAAACTTAATGGGATTATTTCTAACATCGGAATTTTGGAAACTCAAAAGCACGCGTTATTGCACGATGTTTCAGAAGTTAATAAAAACATAGAAGAGTTTAAGGCTAAGTTAGAAAAAGAGTATGGAGCTATTTCTGTAGACCTTAAAACTGGTGAGTATACAGAAGTAGAAAAAGATGGAGACAGTAATTAGAAAAATAAGTATTGGTTCTGATTACAAAAACGACGCAATGCACTACTCTGTTGGTCAGCAAGTTTATGGTGGTCATGAAATAGCTTATATTTTATTTGATGAAAACGATACATCTTATAGCATTTATATTAAAAAACACGATGAGGTTTTACCTTGGAAAAAGTTTAACAAAAATATGGCTGTAGCTGTTGAGTACGATTTAGAATATTAATGAACTCATTATACGATTTTATTGTAAAACCAGTTGGAAGTAAATACAAAAATACAGTAAAAGTAGGTGACAAAGAATTAGTAGTAAATACTAAAATTGAAAACTGGAAGTTTGTAAATAGATTAGCAGAGGTTGTTCAAGTGCCTTTAGCTTTTAATACTGGTATAAAAAAAGGTGATAAAGTTTTAATACATCAAAATGTATTTAGAACTTTCTATGACATAAGAGGTAAAAAGAAAAAAAGTAGATCATTTTTAAAAGACGACCATCATTTTTGTTCTTTTGACCAGATATATTTATATAAAAATAAAAGTGGTTGGCACACTGTTGGTGAAAGATGTTTTGTGCAGCCGATTAAAGATAATAATGATTTAACGCTTCAAAAAGAAAAAAGCCTTGCTGGTATATTAAAATACGGTAATAAATCATTAGAAGATCTTAAAATAATTCCTGGAGATGTTGTAGGGTTTACACCTAATAGCGAATGGGAGTTTTTAGTTGACGGTGAACGTCTTTATTGTATGAAATCTAATGATATTGTAATTAAGTATGAACGTAAAGGAGACGAAGAAAAATATAATCCAAGCTGGTCGCAAAGCGGTTGATGAGCTAATTAAAGTAGCTAAAGAACCTATTGTTGATTCAGATGATGATATTTCTGCCGATAGACTTAAAAACGCAGCTGCTACAAAAAAGCTAGCAATATTCGATGCTTTTGAAATATTAACTAGAATAGAACACGAGCAAGATTTGTTAAACGATAAACCTAAAGAAGTTAAACAAGAAAAAACTTTTAAAGGTTTTGCTGAAGGAAGGTCTAAATAATGTACGAGCAAACTCTATATAAGGTTCTCGACGATCATATACAACCACACACTATAGCTAAAAATAACAAAGCTAAAAAATGGAAGTATGGTTATAACGAAGATTATGATATTGTAGTTATTAGTAAGACTGGTGAAATAGGTGAAATATATGAAATACAAAACCTAAAAATAGCACTGCCAAAAGCTAAAAATGTACATAGATTTGATAATAATAAATGGACTCATATAGGATATCCAAAAGAACTTTCTAAAATAAAATCTGTATTTGATTGGGAAGAATATCCTTTGGATTTTAAAGAAAAATGGTACGATTACATAGATGAAGAATTTAACAGAAGAGAACAAGGGTTTTGGTTCTATAATAAGAATCTGGCTACTTACATTACTGGTTCTCACTATATGTACTTGCAGTGGTCAAAGATTGATGTTGGGAAGCCAGACTTTAGAGAGTCAAACAGACTTTTCTACATTTTCTGGGAAGCTTGCAAAGCAGATGACAGATGCTACGGAATATGCTATCTTAAAAACAGACGTAGTGGATTTTCATTTATGGCTTCTGGAGAAACAGTTAGCCAAGCAACGATATCAACAGATTCTAGATTCGGTATACTGTCAAAATCAGGACCTGACGCTAAAAAAATGTTTACCGACAAAGTCGTACCAATATCAGTCAACTACCCTTTTTTCTTTAAGCCAATTCAAGACGGTATGGACAGGCCAAAAACAGAGCTTGCATATCGTGTACCCGCTACAAAGTATACGAGACGAAAGCTGGAAACAAATGAAAAGCTACAAGAAATATCGGGACTTGATACTACCATCGACTGGAAAAACACTGGAGACAATAGTTATGACGGTGAAAAACTAAAA